ATGATAGTTCAGTATTTTATGTTAATGCTCAAAATACAAGATTATTAAAATATGATAAACTTATTTTTGGTGTTGGCAAATCGGGTATTGATTTTGGTAAAATATTAGCAGAACAATACGAATTACCAACTGAACCTAAACCAGTCCAAATTGGTGTTAGATTTGAAGCACCACAAAAACATTTTCAAAAATTAATTGATATAAGTTATGATTTTAAATTATATAGAAAATTTGAGGAAGCAGGAGTATCACTTCGTTCCTTTTGTACTAATAACAATGCAGCTTATGTGGCTGTAGAAGAAACATATGGTGATCATTCATATAATGGGCATGCTAAAAAAGATGAATCATTTAGAAATGATATGACTAATTTTGGTATTCTAATGGAAGTTCAAGGAATTGATAAACCATTTGAATGGTCTAGAGATGTAGTAAATAAATTACAAAAAGAGGGTACAGGATTATATTATAGCCCAACAAGAGAACCATCAACTACATCAGAAGGTAAAAATGTATCAGCAATTAAAGTAGATACACTACATGAAATAACTAAAGCGATGCAACCATATTTTTGGTATGTATTGGATTTTATTGAAGACATGAAAAAAGTATTCCCAACACTTAAAGATGATTGGGGTATTTATGTGCCTGAAGTAAAATATCTTTCTCCTGAGCCACTTGTCGATTATACCAATTTAGCCCTCACCAAGTATCCCAACGTACACTTTGTTGGCGATGCATTATCAGCTAGAGGTATAACGGTAAGTGGTGCACAAGGTACATATGTTGCTGAATCACTTTTGGAGAATTAAAATAAATTTCGTATATTTACAATAAACAAAAATTATGGCTAAAATAGAAAAAACACCATTTCCACAAAGTAAAAAATTAAAAAAGGCAGATGGAACCCTTGCTTATGTGTGGGATAATAAACTTCACAATTGGGAAGGACATGCTTTAATCCCTGAAGGAAATGAAAGAAAAGGAGAATATCATTTATATGGTATTAAAATGAGTAAAGAAGAATGGAGTGAGGCTAGAAAACAAAGAGAAGGATTACCATATTATAAAAATCAATCAATGAAAGCATCACTTTCAGATTATAGAAATTAATGAGTAAAGTTATTATAGTATCAGGTTATTTTAATCCTATTCATAAGGGACACCTTGAATATTTTGAAAAATCAAAAGAACATGGTAACCAACTTTGGGTAATTGTTAATAATGATATTCAAAGAGAATTAAAAGGTTCTAAAGAATTTCAAAAAGAAGATGAAAGATTAACTATTGTAAGAGCAATTAGAACTGTAGATTTTGCAACACTTTCTATTGATAAAGATAGAACAGTTATAGAATCTATAAGGCAAATACATTCAGATTTAGGAAAAAATCATAGTTTATACTTTGCAAATGGAGGAGACCAAAATAATAATTCTATTCCAGAAGCTAGGATATGTGAAGAACTTGGTGTACATTTAATAGATGGGTTAGGTAATAAAATTCAATCAAGTAGTTGGTTATTAAAAAAATAATAATATGAAAATAGGTTTATGTGGTACAATGAGTGTAGGTAAAACTACATTAGTAAATGCTTTAAAAGAAACAAAACAGTTTAAAGATTATATGTTTAGGACAGAACGTTCTAAGTTTTTAATGGAACAAGGTATACCACTAAATACTGATTCAACATTAAAAGGTCAAACAGTATTTTTAGCTGAACGCTGTGCTGAGTTAATACAAACAGATGTTATAACAGACAGAACAGTAATTGATGTAATGGCATTTACTTTAAATGCAAAATCAATACCTCATCAAGATAAAGATGCATTTGAAATCTATGCTAGTGAATTTATTAGAGATTATGATTACATATTTTATATATCTCCTTATGGGATAGAAATTGAAGATAATGGTGTTCGTGAAACAGATGAACATTATAGAGATTTAATTGATTTTACTATTACAACATTAATTAAAAGACATGGTCATAAAGCAGGTAAAATAGAAAAAATATCTGGATCTACAGATGAACGTATTCAACAAATATTGAATATTACAGGCCTTTAACATATTTATAATAAAACCCTATTATAATGAAAAAATCTGAATTAAAAAATTACATCAGAGAAAATATTATCTCTACATTATCTGAAGATACTGATGCAGAAATTGCTAAAACAAAAGAATTAACTGCAGCTATTCAGGATCTAGAATCAGCTAAAAAAGAAGCTGGTATTGAGGAAGATGCAACACCAAAAAAAGAAGACTTTTGGGCTGATTATCAAGATATAGGCCAATTTTACTTAGAAGGATTTGGTAGGGAACATACTTTAACAGACAGCCAATTAGAAGAATTAGGTAAAAAAATTGTTAAACAATTATATAAAGGTGATGTTGGTAAAGCATATGATGATATTGTAAATCGCTTTAAAAATCCAAAAGACATAAAAGAAGATGAAGATAAAGAACCAACTAAAGCAGAGCTTAAAAAAACAAAAGGTTTAGCTAAAGCAAAAGAAGAATTAGCATTATTAACTCGTGAGATGAAATCATTAGCTAAAAAATACTCTAAAGCAGAAGGTGAAGACAAAGAAAAATTAGTTAAAATCTTAAAAGGTAAAACTAAATTAAAAAAAGAGTTAGAGAGTATTTTAGATAAATAAATATGAAATTTAACGAAAGGTTTTTGTATTCATTAAAGATTGTTATTTTATTAGTTATTATAGCTTGGCTATTATTTTCTAATAAAGAAGATTATACTGAAGATTACAATGCTAAAATTATAGCATTAGGACAAAAAGTCGATTCGTTGCATTATATAAATGACGAATTGACTTTTAAAATTGATACATTAAATGGTCAAATATCAAAATTAGATCAACAAATTGATTTAAAAGATAATAGAATAAGAACTTTAAAATGGAAAGTAAATGAAAAAGTTAATGCCGTTGATTCTTTTGATGATAATGAGCTTGAAAGGTTTTTCACAGAACGTTACAGACAGTACATCGATTCAACTGAAAAAACCAATAGCAAAATTAGTAATTAAAGATTTAATTACTGGTGATGGAATCAAAGAAGAATTATCACTTAGTGTAAGTAAAATAAAGTTATTAGAACAAAAATTTGTTTTAAAAGATAGTGTTATAAAAAATTTAAATTTTCAAATAGGAAATTTTGAATCTATAATGTTAACAAAATCAGATCAATTAACTTTATCCCAGGAATTATCAAAAAGACTTCAAAATGATTTAAAAAAACAAAAATTAAAAACTAAACTTATGGGTGGAGCAGGTTTAGTTGCTATTGGAGCAGTAATTTTTATTTTGAAATAATATATGTCTGATTTAAAAAAAGTAATACGTCAAGAATATCTTAAATGTGCCCAAGACCCAGTGCATTTTATGCGTAAATACTGTTATATACAGCATCCACAACGTGGTCGCATACAATTCAATCTATATCCTTTTCAAGAAAAGGTATTAACCTTAATGCGCGATAACCCTTATTCTATTATTTTAAAATCTAGACAATTAGGTATATCTACTTTATCAGCAGGTTATTCTTTATGGATGATGACATTTCATAAAGACAAAAATATACTATGTATAGCAACAAAACAGGAAACTGCTAAAAATATGGTTACAAAGGTAAAATTTATGTATGAAAATTTACCTTCGTGGCTAAAAATTGATGCTGATGAGAATAATAAGTTAACATTACGATTATCAAATGGATCCCAAATTAAAGCTACGTCAGCTTCAAGTGATGCCGGTAGATCAGAAGCAGTATCTTTACTGTTAATTGATGAAGCAGCCTTTATTGATAATATTGGGGAAATTTGGGCATCAGCACAACAAACTTTAGCAACAGGTGGTGGTTGTATAGCATTAAGTACCCCTTATGGTACAGGTAATTGGTTTCATCAAACATGGACTAGAGCAGAAGCTTCGGAAAATGATTTTTTACCCATCAAATTACCCTGGTATGTTCACCCCGAAAGAGATGAAACATGGAGAAAAAGACAAGATGAACTATTAGGAGATCCTAGAATGGCAGCTCAAGAATGTGATTGTGATTTTAGCACTTCTGGTGATATAGTATTTTATCCTGAATATATAGACTTTTATGAAAAAACATATGTAAAAGATCCTATGGAAAGAAGAGGTGCAGACCAAAATTTATGGGTTTGGGAATCTCCTGATTATACAAGAGATTACGTTGTAGTAGCGGATGTTGCTCGTGGTGATGGAAAAGACTACTCAGCATGTCATGTAATTGATGTAGCAAATAACACACAGGTTGCTGAATATAAAGGGCAATTAGGTACAAAAGAATTTGGACATTTATTAATAGGTTTAGCTACTGAATATAATGAAGCAATGTTAGTAATAGAAAATGCTAATATTGGTTGGGCAACTATACAAGTTGCTTTAGATAGACAATATACTAATCTTTATTATTCACAAAAGAGTGACTCCCCAAATGCTAGTTCGTATTTTGACAAAT